GCATTACACAGAGGACCGCAAGCATGACCACCGGCACCGTCAAAACCCAAGGAACCGAGCTTTTCACCGTCGACGCGCTTTCGTCCAGCGTCGCGGCGGTGCTGAAGATGGCCTGCCCAACAGGCATCACCGGACTGGGCGGCGCAGCCGACCAGATCGAAACCACCTGCCTGGACGCAACCGTCGACCGCGAGTACGCCCGCGGACTTGGAAACCCCGGGCAAGTGTCCGTTCCGTTCAACTTCATCCCCACGAATTCCTCGCACCAGTTCCTGATCGATTTGAGCGACGCCGGTGATATCGTCGAGTGGATGGTCTGCCTCAGCGAAGGAACCGCAGACCCGACGCTCGACAGTTCCGATTCACTGGTCGCCCCTGATGGCCGCACGTCCGCGAAGTTCAACGCCTACATTGCCGATCTGAATTTCGACATCGCCACCAACGAAATCGTGCGCGGCACGATGACGCTGCAGCGCTCTGGCACCGTCACTTGGGCGTACAACGCCCCGGCCCCGTAACCAACCCGCGGGCCGACTGACCCCGGCCCGCCTCCCACGAGGGAAGTATGACCAAGCTCAATTCCGCGCTGTTCATCAGCGCAACCCCGATCCCGCAGCAGGTCACGATGCCGGACGGCAGTGTCGAAACCCTGCATTTCCGCCAACTCTCCGCACAGGACCTCGCGAAATTCCAGGAGGAGCGCGAGAGTCCCGACGCAGATGTACGGACACAGGCGCAACAGCGGCTCATCGCGCGCTGCCTGTGCGACGAGTCCGGCGGCGCCGCGCTCACTTTCGAGCAAGCTCGAAACCTCACCGCGGCCGGCGTCGCCGCACTTCTGCCCGCGGTGCTGGAGGTCAACCGCGCGCCGGGAAAAGCGAATACGCCCGCCGCGGAGAGCACTGGTTCCGCTGCGTCCTAGGTCTTGCTCTCGGAAAATCGCTTGCCGAGATCGATCGCCTGAGCGCAGCCGAGCTCGACGCATGGCGATCGTTCTATGTGCTGTATCCGTTCGACGACCTTCACCGCCACCACCGGCCCGCGGCCCTGATCGCGAGCCGTTCCGCCAGCGACCAGGTGCGCGCATTCGAGGCATACGTCGAAGCTCTCGCGCCGAAACCCGTCCCGCCTGAATTTGCCCACCTCTCCGAAGCGGACCGCCGCACCTTGGCCGCATTCGGACATCCCGACTTTCGATGAGACTCTGAACCATGGCAACCGCTGGTAGCATCGTCATTGATCTGCTGATGCGGACGGGCGCGTTTGAGACGGATGTCAAGCGCGCAGAGAAGAGGCTCGAAGAAATGAAGCGCCAGGCCGTGGAAACCGGCAAGGCGATCGGGACAGCCATTGCTGCGGGCGCTGGCGTTGCCGTGACTGCGCTTGCCGTCATGGCAAAGACCGGCATAGACACCGCCGACAGGCTGGACGAGCTGAGCCAGCGGCTCGGCGTCAGCGCCGAAAAGCTGTCCGCGCTCGGATACGCGGCGACGCTCACCGGCGGCAATATCGACACCGTGGCGGGCGCGCTGCCGCGCCTGTCGAAGCAGATCGCCGCCGCTGGCGACGCGAGCAGCAACTCGGCCGAACTGTTCCGCGCGCTCGGCATCGATGTTCGCGACGCTGCGGGCAACATGCGCGATGTCGAGGAGGTGTTGCCAGAGGTCGCGGACCGCTTCAGGGAACTCAAGGACGACACGCTGGAGCAAGCCCTCGCGATGGAGCTGTTCGGGAAGTCCGGCGCCGAAATGCTGGAGTTCCTGAACCTTGGCAGCGAAGGGTTGCGCGCAATGGAGGAACGCGCTGCGGCCCTCGGATTGATCGTTAGCGGCGAAACCGCGGCGGCCGCCGCAGAGTTCAATGACCGCCTCGGCGATCTCAAGCTGGCGTCCGAGGCCTTCGCGCTGCAGGTGGCCGCCGACCTGCTGCCGGCGATTTCCGATCTCGTCGCACAGATCAATGAGTTCGTCGCCGATGGCGACAATGCGCGCGAAACATCCGACGCGATCACGGCGTCGCTTGGATTCCTTGCAGATGCCGGGACCATTGCCGCCGACATCTTCCGGACGATCGGGACCGCGATCGGCGGCGCCATCGCGCAGATGGATGGGCTGCGCGTTGCGGCGGCAGGTGTTCTGAGTCTGGATTGGTCGAAGATCCGCGAGGGCCTGACGCTCAACGCCGAGGGCCGGCAAGCGACGATCAATGCCGCCGTGTTCGGGCGCGACAACGCCGGCCAGAGCCTCGTCCGCTTCGGACAGCAGCGCGCGCCGACAGTGGCCGCGCCTGGCATGGAGATCGATTTCACACGCCCTGCGCCGGTCGGCCCCGGCGAGCGTGCTGGCCTCTCCGCGAATCTCGGACGATTCTTTGCGGGCGGAGAAAAGAAGGCGAGCGCCGCCAAGCCCGGAAAGTCTGACGCCGAAAAAGAGGCCGAGGCACTGGCGCGCAGCTTCGAGCAACTGATCGCGCGCCAGAAAGAGCGGAATGCGCTGCTGCAGGAAGAATTGCGCACCGGCGAAGAAGTCACCGAGCTTTTTCGCGTCAGCTATGAATTGCAGAACTCCGAATTGTCGAAGCTGAGCGAGTCGCAGAAAGAGCAGGTCCGCGCAAACGCTGCGCTAACCGACGAACTCGAAAGACAGGCGGCCTTGCGCGAAGAGGAGCGAAAGGCTACGGAGCAATTCGACGAGGTAATCGAATCGATACAGGAAGAGATCGACGCGCTCACGATGAGCAATGAGCAATGGGACTTGCGCAATCGGCTGCAGGCCGCCGGCGTCACGCTTGACAGCGAGCGCGGGCAGCAGATCAAAGCGATGACAGAGGAGCTTCATGCGCAGGCGCGCGCAGTCTCGGATCAGGTCGAGATCATGGACGAATTCCGGCAGGGCGCAAGCAATGCGCTGTCGGACTTCGTGAGCGGGACAAAGTCCGCAAGGGACGCGCTGAAAGACTTTTTTGACGATCTGCATATGCGCATCATCCAGATGATTTCGGAACGATGGATGGAAGAGCTTTTCGGCGCCATGGGCACGACCGGCGGCGAAACATCCGGCGGCGGCTTGCTCGGATCGCTGTTCGGCGGACTGTTCGGCGGTGGCGGCGGCGGAAAGGTGAAGTCCGGCGGCAACACAAAAGGCGGTGGCGGTGGCGGCTTCGACTTCTTCGGAATGCTCGGGTCGTTCTTCGGTGGCGGGTTCGCCCAGGGCGGCCAGATCCTCCCTGATCGCGCCTATCTCGTCGGCGAGCAAGGCCCTGAAATGTTCGTCCCTCGGACGGCCGGAACCGTCATCCCGAACCCGGAAACATCGGCGCGCAGGTTCGGCGACGCGAGTCGAACGATCAGCAACATCAATCATTTCAACTTTGCCGCACCGACCGATCCGCGAACGCAGAAACAGGTCGCCGCGCGCGTCGCGTTCGAGACTGAGCGGCAAGTGAGAAGGAGCCGATAACGTGGCGTTTCTCGATGTAGAGCTAGACATCTGTCCCGCGTATGGGTGGCAGGGCGGGCCAGAGTTCAATACGCGCGTCGTCGGCCTGCGCAATTCGCACGAACGCCGCAACGCAAATGCAGGCATTGGGCGGCATCGCTACCTGCTGCCGTTTTTGAATATCGCGCAGGCTGCATATCTGCAGGAAATCCACGCGCTGTTCAATGCCGCCCGCGGCCGGCTGCACAGTTTCAAAGTGAAAGACCACCACGACTATGCGGCGAGCGGCGAGCCGCTGGGTGACGCGCCTGCCGGCACCGCGGCCGTGCAGTTGATCAAGACCTACGCCGCCGGCGCGGAATCTTACGTGCGCACGATCACCAAGCCGATCGGCGGCGCTATCGTCTACGAAAACGGAAGTCCGAAGTCCGGCGCCCTGAGCACGACCACTGGCCTATTCACGCCGACTGATCCGTGGGCGTCCGAGGCAGCCCTGACGTGGAGCGGGGAATTTCGCGTTCCCGTGCGATTCAACAACGATGCGCTGATGAGCAGTATCGACAACGTGCGCGGCGACGGGTACGCCATCAATTTGAGCCTTGAGCTGATCGAGGTTTTCGGCGAATGAGTAAGACGATTCCGATCGCGCTACTCGAACACAAGGCGCAGGCCGCGACGACGCTTTGCGATATCATCCGTATCGGCCCGGTTGTCGGCGGCGCCGTGTACGGATTCGCATCTCTTGATCGCGATGTAGTCTATGACGACGGCGACGGCGAAGTGACCTACCGCGCACACACCGGGATGAATGCGTCCGCGCAGATGGCCGCCGCAGATATCATGGTCGACGGCGCGGAGGTCGAGACGCTGGTCGCGACGTACACCGTCCCCGGCGTGACGCAGGACGCAGTCGATCGCGGCATCTTCGACAAAGCGCCTTTCGTGATCTATCGCGTCAATTACGAAGATCTGACGCAGGGGCATGAAGTTATCGCATCCGGCACCATCGGTGAGCAGACAATCAAGATCGGCGGCGTTGCGATCCTGGAGCCGCGCGGGCTCTCTCAGCAGATGATGCAGTCGGTTGTTGAGCTGGACAGCTTGACCTGTCGCATCAAGAAATTCGGCAGTCAGCCCGGCGACGAGCGTTTCCCGTGCGGTTACGACCTCGCAGCGGAATGGGTCAGCTTCACGGTGTCGGAGGTGGGCCTTGAGCCGACGCGGCAATTCCGCGCGCTGGAGCTTGTCGAGGCTGACGACTATTTCGCGCCCGGCATTGTGGAGTGGGAGACGGGCGACAACGCGGGGCAGGTCATCGAGATCGAGCAATACAACGCGCAGGCCGACGTTTACGTGTCAGTCCTGAATTTCGAGCAATCAGATATCGACGACGAGGGCGGGCACGCGTGGGCCGCATTCGGTGGCGCTGCGCTGGTCACGTCATGGGCGGCGTTCGGCCTGCAGTCCTTGCGGCTGGATGGCGCAGGCGACTACATCAGCGCGCCGGATTCGGACGACTGGCATTTCGGCGCCGGTGAGTTCACCGCCGAGCTTCGGGTCAGATTCTCGGGCGCGCCGGCGAATGCGTTTCTGATCGGGCAGTGGGGCGCGACAGCCGCGGAACAGGCATGGGTCCTGTACCTCAATGGCAATGTCCTGACTTTCCTCTTTCGCGAGGCATCCGGCGGCGGGACGCGCACGGCGACCGCCGCATGGGCTCCTGCTGCGTTGACCGCCTACCACGTCGCCGTCAGCCGTGATGCTGCGGGCGTCGTTCGGATCTTCGTCGACGGCGCCATCATCGCGTCCGCATCTCTCCCGCAGCCCATGAACAACGGCACGGCCACGCTGAACATCGGTGCCAATGCCGCGATCGGCGGCGGCTACGATCTCAATGGCTGGGTCGACGCGGTCGCGATCTGCAGGGGCGACGCGCTCTACACCGCCGCATTCGCTCCACCGACGACGGCGCCGACGAACCTCACGGGCGGGCTGGTGACGCTGCAGTTTACGCTGCCGGATGCCATCGCGGCCGGCGACACCGGACGCCTTCGCCGCGACTGCTCGCGCGCCTGGTCCGGCCACAACAGCTGCGAGACCTACTTCGGCGCCGGCAAGGGGCTGCGCTTCCGCGGCGAGCCGTACATTCCCGTCGGCGAGCCGGCGATGATCCCCGGGGCCTCGGCGTGACCGGTCGCCTGATCGCCCCCCTGAGCCCGGCCGAACGCGGCGCCTTCGTAGACGCCGCCAGGGCGCGCGTGGGCGCATCCTTCCGCCACCGCGGCCGCGGGTCGGCGCTGGACTGCATCGGCCTCCTGGTGGCCGCTCTGCGCGCCGTGGGGCGCGATCCGGAGGACCGGCGCAGTTACGGCCGCGCGCCCGACCGCGATCGGCTGCAGGAGGCCGTGCGGGCGCACTTCGGGCCGCCGGTCGCCGCCGGCCGAGACGCGGCCACGGCGGCCGAGCCCGGCGACGTTGTGCTGATGCGCTGGTCTGACCGGCCGCAGCACGTCGCGATCATCGCCACTCGCGCCAGCGGCGGGCTGTCCGTGATCCACGCCGACAGCGGTTTCGGTGCCGTGGTCGAGCACGGCCTTGTCGCCCCGTGGTCAGCCCGAATCCTGGAGGTCTACCGCCCGTGAGCACCGGCCAGCTTTTCGGCGTCGCAGGCGCCGCGATCGGATTCTTTATCGGCGGCCCGTCCGGCGCGCGCATGGGCTACATGATCGGCTCCGCGGTCGGGACGATCGTCGGCCCCCAGGTCATCGAGGGGCCGTCCCTCGGCGACGGCGTGACGCAGACCGCGCAGGCCGGCGTGCCGCGCCCCATCGTCTACGGCACGTGCGCCGTGCGCGGCAATATCATCGACTTGGGGCCGCTCATCAAGCGCAAGCGGCGCGAGCAACAGGGCAAGGGCGGCCCTGTCGTCGAGAGCGAGCGATGGCTGAGGACCTACGCCATTCGCATCTGCGAAGGCCCGATTGCCGGCGTGCGGCGCGTTTGGCGCGACGGGAAGCTAGTCTATGACATTAGCGACGAGGCGCAGCGCCCCGAGTTCGACCTCGACAGCTGGGCCGGCGTGATCGCGCAAAAGGTGTGGCTGTCGATGCAATGGGAGCGCAAGGCGCGCTTCTACCTGGGAACCGAAGATCAGCCGATCGATCCCGCGCTTGAGGCGATTCATGGTGTAGGTCAGACCCCCGCGTATCGCGGCACCCCATACATGGTCGTCGAGCTTGACGACATCACTGAGCGAGGCGGGTCGATCCCGGATTACCTGTTCGAAGTCGTCAGTTCCGGCACCGTCACCGAAACGACCAACAACCTGCTTTCTGGTGAGGCGTCCGAACTTGGGTTTGATGGATTTTTCGACGGCTTCACCGAGCGCGTCCAGTATCAGGCGATGCCGGACAATGGCGCGCCGATCGTCCGCCTGCAGGATTTCATCATCGAGCGCATCGCGCGAATTCGAGTCGTCCCGCTATACGGTAGCGTCGTCAACCTGCAGCGCGCCGCAACCGATGCGGACAGGGACGTTCTTACGCAGGGCGTCGTTTTCGATTCCGGATGGTTTGCCGCAACCGAGGCGCTGGCGGACGAGTTCCGCAGCTTCTACACGTCGCCGCCCGCGATTCAGGTGGGAGCCCCGGCGGATACCGTCATCCGCCTTCCGCGCGTTTTTACCGGCCTGTTTGTGTGGGTCGACGCGTGGCAAAAGGTTTTCGATGTAACGCAATTTGATGCGCAATACTGCGACTACTCCGGACCTATCACGTTCGAGCATGCGCCCGACGTTGGCGGCGCATTGCTTGGGAGCGATGGCGATTTGTATTGGCCACCATGGGTCACGCCGTCGCCGTCTCGGATCATTGAGGCCAACATGATCGCCGCATCCGACATCGTGTCGGACATCTGCGAGCGCGTCGGCATCACCGCGGGTAGTCTCGACGTTTCGCAGATCGCGACGATCATGGTGCGAGGATATCCGCTCGCGCGACAGATGAGCGCAGCCGACGCTGTGCGCGGCCTCATGCTGCCGTATATGTTCGACCTCCCCGAGTGGGACAAAAAACTACGCGCTATCCCGCGCGGCGGCGCGGTTGTCGCAACCATCACGGACGATGATCTTGTCGATTCCGACGAAGAGGGAGTGGTTAGAAAGCAGTCGCTTGAATTCCCGCGAAAGCTGACCCTAACCGCGCCCGACCCGACCGCGAATCACTCACCGATGTCGCAGTCTGCGACTCGGAGAAGCGAGCTTGTCAAGGCCGAATCCGAGGCCAGCATCGGAATGGCGCTTTCGTTTACCCCGGACGAGCTCGCGCAGATCGCCGACATGCAGCTCAAGATCATATGGGCAAGCGCCGAAGGCGAGGCAGTGTTCATGCTTCCGGAGGAATGGACATGGCTCACGCCGACAGACTGCGTCACCTACCGCAGCAAGCGTTACATGATCTATCAGACCGAATGTGCCGACGGCGTGCTGACGGCGCGCGCGCGATACGATCGCGTCAGCGCGTATCAGTCCTCGGCCGAAGGCGCATTCTCGCAGGGGCGCCCGTCGTTCCAAGGCATTCGCGGCGCGACGCGGCTTGAGGTCATGAATCTGCCGGCGATGCGCAGCGAAGATGATGATTGCGGCCTGTACGTCGCGGCCGGCGGCGTGCTTTCGACGTGGGACGGCTGCGAGATTCATGTGAGCGTCGACGGCTTCCAGACCTACGCCGTCGCGGCCACTGTCACCGATGGCGCCGTGATCGGCTGGACGACATCAGGCATCGGCGCAGGCGTTACCGGCTTCCCGGACGATCGATCGCTGACGGTTTCGCTGCCGGACTCGCCGGAGTCGCTGACGTATGAGGAAATGTTGCGCTATGGAAATCTCGCGATCATCGGCAACGAGGTTCTGCAGTATCAGGATGTCGTCGACAACAGTGACGGAACCTACACCCTGACCGGATTGGTTCGCGGCGGCTTCGACACCGGCGCACCGGCGCACCCTGCCAATACGCGGTTCGTGCTGTTCGACAGTCGCGTGTTGTTCGTGCCGGTGCCGCGAGCCTATATCGGCTCCACGCTGCAGGTGCGCGCCGTCACTTCGGGATCGCTCCCCGACGATTCGGTGCAAATTCCGTTCGAGTTCGCGGAGTGCGTTTCTCAAACCGAGTGGCCCGTGGTCATGGTCGACGCGACGCGCGACAGCAGCGACAACGTGACGGTGACCTGGGTCGGCCGCCCGCGGCTCGGGCCCGAGACTGCGCCGTATCACTCACGATGGTTCACGGGCTACCGCGTCGATTTCAGCAGCGGCGACAGCTTCGTGACGTTCGCGACATCCCTGACCAATTACGGCCCCAGTGGCGCGCCCGGCGTTCCGACTGGCGCCACCGTGACCGTAACCCCCACCAATGCAATCACGGGCGACGGCCCGACCAGCGAGGCGATCACCACATGAGCACAACGAACATCGGCCTGCAGGAGTTGCCGGCCAACGTGACGCAGGTTTCCGTGCCCGTCAATGATGCGCTCGGCGACATCGACGCCGCGCTGGCGGCGCTGGTCACGGTCGAGTTCACGACCGACGCCAACCGCACGTTGGTCCGTGACGAGTACCTGGCAAGCGTCCTGCGGCTCACCGACTCTCCCAGCACCCTGACCGCTGGCCGCGATGTCGTTTTCCCGGCCCGGTTCCCGAACATGCTGGTCATCAACAACACTGCGCAGACGCTCACGCTCAAGAAGTCCGGGCAGACCGGCATCACGATCGCCGCGGGCGCCTCCAAGTTCATCGCCGCCGGCGTGTCGGACGTGGTCGAGGTCTCGGCCGGGGGCGGCGGGAGCTTCACGGGCGGCGCGCTCACGTCCGCACTCGACGAGGCCAAGGCCGCGGACATCGCCAGCGCAGCGACCACCAACATCGGCGGCGCGGCCGGCAACTTCGTGCACGTCACCGGCACCACGACAATCACCGCGCTCGGCACCGCACAGGCCGGCGCTCGCCGCATCGTCCGGTTCGCCGGCGCGCTGACGCTGACCCACAACACCACCAGCCTGATCCTGCCCACCGGCGCGAACATCACCACCGCGGCCAACGACTGCGCTGTGTTCGTGTCCGAGGGCAGCGGCAACTGGCGCTGCGTCGCCTACCAGCGGGCCGCCGGCACGGCGCTCGCCAGCGCCGGCGGCGGCCTCACGGGCTTCACGTCCGCGTTGAACACGTCCAGCCCGAACAACACTATCAACGCCTCCAGCCTGATCCCGTCCGGCGGCACGACGAACCAAGATGGCGTCTACGGCAAGAAGGGTACGGGCGCCATCCTGGCGCAGATCCCGGACGGCACGGCGACCGGCGGCAACAAACGCGGCACGAATGCGGTCGACTGGCAGCAGCGGAGGGTCGCCGCGACCGAGGTCGCCTCCGGCGCCTCATCGTGCATCGGCGGCGGGGCGCAGAACACGGCCTCGCAGACCTGCGGCACCGTGGCCGGCGGCTTCAACTGCAACTGTGCTGGCGCCTATTCCGCCATCGGTGGCGGCGAGGGCAACAGCATCAACAGTTCCGCGCAGTACGCCACCACGGCGGGCGGCCGAAGCAACACCCACGGCGCCAACTCCTACGCCTGCGCCATCGGTGGCGGCCAGTCGAACTCGGCCAACGCCAGCGCCACCTACTGCGCCATCGCCGGCGGTGTCAGCAACACCGTGGGCGGCACCGGCAGCGGAATCACCAACGGCCAGAACAACAGCGCGACCGGATCGAACAGTCGCGCCGGCGGCGAGCGCGCCACCGATCGCGGCATCACCGGCGTGGATGTGTTCGCGAACGGGCAGTTCGCGGCGACTGGAGATGCCCAGGCGCGCGAGATCATCCTGCGCTCGGACACGACCGACGCGACCACCGAGGCCGTCACCACAACCAACGCCGCGGCCGGAACCACGAATCAGCTTGTCCTGCCGAACAGCTCCGCATTCAGCATCCGCGGGCATCTCGTCGTTCGCGAAAACGCGACCGGCGACTGCGCGGCCTACGACATCCGGGCGCTGGTGAGACGTGGCGCCAATGCCGCGGCCACCGCGGTTGTGGGTAGTACGGTCACGCAGGTCTACGCCGACGCCGGCGCGACAACCTGGGCGGCGGCCGTGGCGGCCGACACGACCAACGGCGCGGCCCGCATCAACGTCACCGGCGAGGCTGCACACAGTCTGAGGTGGGTTTGCAAGCTGGAGGCAGTCGAGGTTGTCGGGTAGTCGCCTGACCCTAGTTTCGGGCGCGGCCGCCCACTGCGCGATGCCAACGGAGGATTGCCCCAAGCCGAAGCCAAGGGCGAACCCTGCACCCGATCAGGTCGTTCCACACTGAACGAGCCGCCGCACGCGCCATCTGCGGCTTCTTGCGGTGCAGGCTCATGATTCGCCCCCGCCCTTGGTGACTGATTCGGCATGCATGGCCATCGCCTCACGGATCGCGTCCCGGAGACTGTGGGCGTTGCGCTCGACAATGTCCGTCGGCAGCAGGACCTGCGCGATGTTCTGGCCGGGGTCGGCGAGGAAGTCCAGAAGCGCGGTGTCGTCGTTCACTTGTCACCCCCGCGATTGGCGAGGATAGCGTCAGTCAATCGGTCCAGCGCATCGCCCTCAAATCTCGGGATTGTCGCGCCACCAACGCATCGGGTGACGAAGGTATGATGCGGCGCGCTGCGCAGCAGCCGATACCGCTCCGCATCCTTCCGCAGCCTCTCGGCCTCGGCGCGAGCCTCGTCCCGGTCTTGCGCAAGCAACCCGATTCCGCACAGCAATTCATCCACTGCCCGCATGTCGTTCGACTCTGACCATGGCGCAATCCGCATGACTTCGGCATAGATGGCGCGAAATGATGCCCGCGCCTCGTCGTCGGTCAACTCGCGATGCGTCGGCACCGCAGCAGCAGCGCGGGCGTCGCCGCCCGGCGCAGGCTTGCGTTCGAGTGCGGCCATGCGATCTTCGACATCCTCGATGGCATCTGTGTAGTCGTACATACTGCTCCACTCGCGACGGTCAGACCCGAGCACAATGTCGAGAATCCTGTCAATCACGTTTTCGCAATGGTCGCGCTCGCGAATCGCTTGCAGTTCTTCTTCATCATTGTCATGCGCAGGCTGCGCGGCGAGGGCGCGCTCCAGTTTGTCGGCGCACTCGTCGAAATGTGATGAATACACCAGCATGCGTGCATCACGATACTTTTTGGCGCGTGCACGCCAGGTCTTGATGAGTTCGCGCAGGTCAGCCATTGTCGGCCTCCGGGTTCAGGGCGGCGGTGAGGGCGTCACGGATGGCGACGCGCGGATCTGGCAGGTCGGGCACGTATGCGTCGACGAACCGCTCCACCATCGCATCGTCCACCTGCGGGATCAGCCCCGACCTGCCCAAGATGTCCCGCACCGTCACGGCCGGCATGCAGGCCACGCCATCGCGGACCTGCAGCTGGCAGCGGCCGATGCCGTCAATGTCCAGTTCGATGGTGTCGCGCGGGCGCAGGCGGCGGGCGAATTCGTGCAGCTGCGCATCGCTGAATTCCCAGTAGACGGAAACAATCCCGGCTTCTGGCTCCGCAGGCAAGCGGTCTGCGCCAACCGATAGCGCCAGCGCCTCGACATCGGACGGTGCGGGCGCCGGGGCAGAGATTGCATTGTTGATGCGTTCCATTACCGCATTGGCTCGCTCATGGTCGCATTCTGAAAACTCATCGTCGAGCATCCGCCGAAGATTGCCAGCCACATCGATCAGGATTGCGCGATAGTCCGGCGCTGCCTTGGCGGGCTCGGGCTTCGGTTGCTCGCTCTCGACGAGGTAGGCGATGATGTCGCCCAGCGTCCCATCATGGCTCCATCTGAGATTTTCCGCATCTTCATCTGCAAGTCTGTCGTGCAACCCCCAGCACCGCATCGCGTAAGTCACACGCTTACCGCGCGCATCCTCCGGACACTCGCCCCCGGCCCAAGGCGCGAAGCCGGCGGGAATCGTGGGCTCTTCGATCAGGGCGCGGAATATGTCCCCGCACGAAAACCACGCCGAGAGTTGTTCGGGCCCAGCCTCCGGTCCAACCAAAAGCCAGCCCGTGCGGATGCATTTTTGTGGCATATGCTCCAGTCTTCGCCCCGCCTCGAAAGCCGAGAGAACCATCTCGGGGGTGGTCAGTTCTTCCCATTTCATTCCTTCGCCCTCCAGGTTGTGGCCCATCGATTCGTGATCCGATCGCGGCGCTTGTCGATGACCTGCTGCACGCGCCCGCGCTTTTTCAGCTCCGGCAGCCGTCGCGCGACGACGTATCGATCGAGCCCGGCCTCGTTGGCTAGTTCGTTGCTGGTGCGCCCTGGCCGCATTTTGAGCGCGGCGAGCACGGTCTCGCACTGGCGGCGCGCGACACCCTTCCTCGCGACATGCGCCGCGGCGTCGTGGCTGCTGCTGGGATCTGAGTTTCTGGCTCGGGCGGTCATGCGGCAATCCTCGACAACTCGCGCTTGCGCTCAAGCAACGCATCTTCGATGATGTTGATCTCGACGCCATCGGTGAACACGCCGACCAGCTCATCGTCGGGCCGCGGGTTATGATGATTGTTCTTGAGCTTAAGCACGTTTGTCGTTCCGCACCTGCCGACGTAGACTCCAAACCTGCCCGGCTCGCCTTGGATTGATTTGAAAACGAAGTCGGCGACCTCTGTATAGCTGCAGGTCCGCAGGTTTTTCCGCTTGATCCTGGTTCGCATGAATCCTCCGTCGGCTTTTCCCGGCCGGCGCGGGTGTGAGTTTCGGGCGCGGGCCAAGATCAGCGCGGCAGATCGATGCGGGACAGCCGAGCCGTGCGGACGGCGATGTCTTGGCGGACGAGCTGGGCCGCGCGCGCGATCAACGCCGCGAGCGTGGACTCCGGCATCGGCGGTGGCGTGGCATTGCCGCCTGCGTTTGGCGGGGAGGGTTCGAGCACCGCGGCCAGCGCCACGCTTTCGTCCTCGGTGATGCGCTGCATGTCCGCCAACGCGCTCGACAGCTCCGCCAGCGCCTCGTCGATCGGGCGGGCTCGCGTCGGCGACGGGGTGGCGTCGACGAACCGCTCCACGATCTCGGAGACGGGCGCGTGCGTCGGCTGGAAGCTGGAGACGCCAGTCACCGCGCCGGACGCCAGCAGTTCGGCCAAATCGCGGCCCGGGATCACGCGCTTCACGATTACCAGCCTCGGGGCGGGACTGATCGGTCCGGGCTCGGCCTTGCGCCGGCGGGGCGCGGTGGCGCCACTTGCACGTCGTGCGGCCTTGGCCGGAGCCTTCGCCGCGGGCTTCTTCGGGTTCTTCTTCGTCATGGGTTCCTCGTTTGGTCGCGCTGCCGGCGCGTGCGGGCCGTTGCCGGCGGGTTGGGGCATGGGTCAGCTTTCGCGGCCTTGTGCTTTGCCCAGCCGCTATTCGCACCTTTTCGGCCGCGGCAGTATTCGATGAACCCGGGCATGTTCAAATTCTCTTTCTGCGAGCCCCACCGAAGATTTGATGGTCGGTTGTTCAGTGCGTCCTCATCGAGGTGTATGACCACGGCGCCCGGGAATGGCGGCGGCCCATGGAATGCCTCGCAGACCAGTCGGTGGATCTTGTAATTTCGGCCACGGTACAGCGTGCCGTAGTATTCGTGCCGGGCCGTTTTTGAGGCTTTCCGCTTGCCGCCTCGGGTCCATTTCGTCTCGTATGCCCGCTCGCCTCCGTTCGGCATGGCGGCGGTGACAGGTGGGAATTTCACGAACCCCTCGCTATTCGCGAGGGCGCCAGGAATCGATGGAATTTCTGCGATTTCAGGTGCCATTTTTGAATGTGTTAAAATTGATACTGTATCAATTCTAAAATGGTATATCGGAATCGTCAAACGGCACCTCCTGCGCCATCGGCGACCGACTGCTGCCGGCATTCGGACTGCGTGCCGGGCGTTCTCGCTGCGGGCGGTCGCCGTCTCGCTTGAAGCACTTGAGTTGCCCGTCGAACCAGTTGCCGGTCGGCACCGCATCCAGCCGCATGCTGTATCCGCCATCGCTCCAGATCGTCATTTCGCCGACGCGAATCCAGTTCTTTTTGCCCTCTGTCCCGTATGGCCTGCCCGCGCAGATGTCGAGTCTTTCGAGGACTTGGCTCATTCGTCACCCGGCGGCGGGTCGCGATCTTCGAGCGGGAAGTCGGGGTTGTCGGATGCAGCAGCCGCCGGAATCTCCGTGAAGTCGCCATCGATGGTGAGCGGGTTTTCTTGCGGAATGCCCGCGTCGACGCGTTCATCGTTCGCGATGGCGGACTGGATTTCAACTGAGACCGGAAGCCACTTGAACAGTCGGCGCGTAACCGTCTTTAGGGCCATTGGCTCGAAGTGTTCATGCCATGGCGTGTTCGGGGGCTGACCGGGTTTCGCGAATTTCAGTGCGGTTTTGTACCCTTGGGAGTTGTCTCGGACTCTCTCGACATCGGCGCGGCTCATCACCTCGAACTGCACGCCGCCGCCCTGCAGTTTCGCGACAGCGTACACGGCCACGATTTCGCCCCGATCCACGGCCGCAGGCACATGATGTACGCTTTCATCAAGCCCGTATTGATAGCGGAACTCGTCGCGCTCGTGCACTGCGCGCGCCGTTAGGCTCACAATTTGCCCAGATCGGCGGGCAAGATCGATCATGCCGCGGTAGCCGAGGATAAACTGCACTTCGGTGCACTCCTGTCGGCGATTCTCGAACGGGATCAGGTAGCAGTGGCCGAGCGCGCCGCCGGGCTCCAGCCCAAGCGCGGCGCATTGCATGATCGCGCCGAGAAAAGATGTCTGATCGCACTGCGCCAGCTTCGGCACCCTGCGGATCTCGGTCAACGCGATGCGCGCCAAGCGGTCGGCGCTCACGTGCTTGGGCAGAGCAAGCGCTATCTGCTGCTTGATCTTGGGGTCGGTCAGAAGGCCGGCGATGGTTTTCTGCTTGCTGGAATCGGTGGGCAAGGTTTGGCCAGTGGCGGCGGCGCGAAGTGCGGATGTGCTCATGGTGTGGCGTCCTCTATTTCACGATGAAGGGGCGGGCCGCAGACTTGACGACATACTGGCGCGCGAGTTTCGGATGGTCGGCCTTGAATTGCTCAAGATCGAACCTGCTTGTTTCGTGGGGCTTCCATGTCGCGGCGACCTGGTTTTCTGTCCGAAGCTCTACGGCATCACCCATCGCGCGCTTCACGTCGAACTCAATCGCCTCGGCCTCGCGCTCACGCGCTCTGATCTCGGCCTTGATCGCGCGCAGTCGCAGCCAACTGCGGTGAAGCTCGTTGTCTGCCCATAGGGCGGGCGCCGCGGCGTCTCCCCTGTAGAGCCTGTCGAGGTCAGAAAGCGTGAGCGGGTCCGGGCGGACGCCGGTCGTGACCAGCTGCCAGAACTTCGCGCAGCGCGCGCGCATGGCGGCGATCGTCTCCTCGTCCCGCAGGACCGAGTAGCAGCGGATCTCATCGGCGCCGAACAGCGGCGCGATCAGCGCGCGGTTGCGGCCGGTCACGCCAAGGCCGTGCATGGCCTGCGCCACGTACCAGACGGGCGCCTCGTCGGTGCCGGCCTCGCCCCACTCGCGGACCTTGAACGGGTGAACCGTTTTCAGTTCCACGTTCGTGACCTCGTCCTCGCCGTCGAGGCGCACTTCGAAGTCGATCTCGGCGGCGAGGAAGTCGAGCGCGGGGTCGATGTAGCGCCGATTCGAGCCGACGATCTCGACCGAGTGACCGGCATCCTCCAGGTGCTCGACCAGCATCTCGGCGACCACGGATTCCCACCGCTGCCCACGGCGTTTGACGCCAGCGGTCGGCGTCTCGGCCTCAGGCTCGGCCGCGGTCTTGGCTTCCCACAACGCCAACGGCGTGCGCCACGGGCTGACGCCGAGGACGGCAGCGACATCGCTCCCGCCGATGAACTGACGGCGATCCACGACCGGCAGCATGTCGTTCATCCGACCATCCCCCGCGCCATCCGCCGCACGGCCGCCACGGCACGCGCGGCGCTGAACCCGCGGGACACCATCGCCCGAGCCGTGCGCGCGCACTGTGCGGCCTGCTGTGGCCCTAGACCGTAGCGCGTGGCGGCAATCGCCGCAGCCTGCCCGGCGCCGTTTGCGCGCCGGGTGCTGGTGTCGTGAAGGGTGGCGATCATGGTCATGCCTCGCCGCCGAGCTGCAGCTCGGCCTGGTTGTCGTCGCTTCCGTCATCGATCTTTCCGCCGGCCGCGACGATGCGCGCGACCTCGGAGCCGGACAGCTTGCGGACGCTCACGCGGCGGAGCGCGATCGCGCGGGCCTTCGGGATGCTGGCGGCCTCGACGAAGGCGCTGTAGTCGCCGCTGATCTTGACCTCGTACACGTCGTTTCGTTTCTTTTCGTCGCTCATGGTTTCCTCGCTGTGTTGTGTTGCGGTTTGCTCTCAGGGGATCGGACTCGGGCCGGTGCTGCTATCGACTTCCTCCGGCTTGCCGGCTTCACGGATTCGACGGGCCGCATTTCACCGAACATCTAGCGGACCTTTCTGCGGAATCCCCAATCGTGATTGCTCACGTTTCGGCGGGTTTGAATCTCATCGTCGCTGCGCATCAGCCTGCGCATTCCGAGTCCGATTTCCTGAGAGCGCCCGGCTTGGGGTCCGGGCGCCCGGTGTTGCGCGTGGAGATTAGCCGTCGCCGTAGCCGTCGCCGTAGCCGTTGCCGTTGCCGTAGCCGTCGCCGTTGCCGTAGCCGTTGCCGTAGCCGTAGCCGTCGCCGTCGCCGTCGCCGTAGCCGTCGCCGTAGCCGTTGCCGTTGCCGTAGCCGTCGCCGTTGCCGTAGCCGTTGCCGTAGCCGTTGCCGTTGCCGTAGCCGTCGCCGTCGCCGTAGCCGTTGCCGACGGCTACGGACTCGACATCCACAGTGACCGGGGCCATTACCAGCCCTCCGCGTCGATTCTGGACACGACAGACAGCATCGGCATGCGGACCGTGCCGTAGTCATCTGCGACCGTTGCAGGCAGCGGGCCGTTTCGCAACTCGCCAAGCCCGCGAGACGTGCCCCACTTCCGAATATTCTTGGCATCGCGGATCACGAGATCGTCCCCTTCGACCGAAACACGGCCGACGTATACCCAGCCGCGCTGAGCGACCACGATTTGCGTTTCTGACGCTTGGGCTCGGACGTATTCGATGCCGTTAACATTGAGTTTGTCGCTCATTTTCCTCTCCAGTTGCGCCCTTCCGGGCTGTTGTTGACCTTCAAGTCTGCGGCCGGCCCTCTCAGCGAGGGTGCCTGTCGGGGCTGGTTTCGGGCCGACACCCATGTATCCAGCCGCATGCGTCAAGGTGCTCGCCTGTACAGGCACGGCGGCGAGCGGCCGCCCGTTGTCGTGCGTATCGACTTCGCCAGCCGTCCGGACGCGATGCCTTCCAGCCGACCGGAGCTTCGCAGGCTTGCGCCTCCACTCCGCGGGTGCCCGCACTCACGGCGGCGGGCTGCCGTCTTGCACCTGCACGGAATTTATGCGGGCTCTGCCGAGTAGCTTTCTTTTGCGCAAAACCTGACGAACCCAGCAAGGTCTCCGTCATAGCTGTCCGCCTCGCCGTGGCCTTCGCACTTCACCGACTCGAAAAAATCAACACGGTTGAATCCATCTCCGCCGCTGCTGATGTTGATCGTGTAAACGTATTCCTGATCATCTGCATCATGGTGCCTGATGTAGATGCCCCCGAGGTCGCCGCACTTCAGGCGCTCGATCAATTGCGCCGCAAAGCATCCTGCGCCGTTTGCATTCTTACCGGCCGAATGTGTTTCATTGTATCCGTTGATGAGCACGCATCCTGACATGAACTCTGCAATCTCTCGGCCGTGCCCGCTCGGGTATCCATCGAATTGACGATAGAACGTCAATAACGGTTTGCCGAGATAGTTGATTCGCGTTATTGATCTGGTCCCCACGTTTTGCTCCTATGAATTGGTGCCGGGATTCCGCCCGGGCGGTCAGGAAATGCGCTCCAGCCGGAACCCCGGCGCGCGCACGGGTGACGCGTTCAGTTCTGGCCGGACCACGCGATCACGTCGCGCGCCTGGTCGATTGTGAGATTGCCGGGATGCTTGCCGATCACGCCGACCAGGACCGACAGCGCGCGAGCGATGATGTCGGTCTCGCTGCCGACGACGCTGCGGGATCTTCCGGCGTTGACGAGTTGCGCGGGCTGTTCGCGCGTCGTGATGCTGCGAAGGTGGCGGGTGGTCATGGTTGATCCTTTGGCTTGAAGTTCTTTGCGATTGGTCCGCATGCGCCGACCCGCCGCTCGAACTTGGCGACTGCGTAGGTGCCGCTGCGGTTGGCGCAGCCGCCCGGCCATGTGCGGTTCGGCGGGTCGAACCAGCGGCATTCGGTGCAGGGTGGCGCGGCCTTTTCGCTGCTCATGTCGCGCTCCTTTTGGCATCGTCGACCGCGCCCCGCCACCTCTCGTAGGCCTTGCGCGCCGAGTCTCCGACTGCTGTCCACCCCAGCCCTTCGCAAAAATAGATCGTGCCCGCCGAACCAATTACAACCGTGATTCTCGGCTTGGTGTCGCTGTTCATGCCTGCGGCTCCTGCGGGGCGGAAAGGCCGGCTCGCGCAACTTCAGCCGCGCGACCGGGACAGGTGTTCGCGATATGCTCCAGCGCGTTGCGCTGCAGAGCTTCGCGCTTCGCCATCGCGGCGAAGAAGGCGCGGGCTTGCACGACATCGCTAGCCACGACATGCCCGCTGCGCTGAATCACAGATTCCAGCACCGCCAGCGCCTGCTCTGCGTTCACTTGACACCCCCGAAGCGGGCGAGGGCTGCGTCAAACCGGGCGCGTGCCTTTCGCATGCGCGATTGGTATGCGTCAGACGACTCGCATTCCGGATCGTGGTAATCGTTGCGAAGCTCCCTGCCTGCCTCGACCAGATCGGCCACGGCGTCGATGGCGGCCGAATAGCTGTCATCGTCGTCGCTGACGCCCTGCGCTTCGAGATAAGCCTCGGCGGTAAGGCGCATGCTCTTCAAGACCGCCAGAACATCCATGGGCGCGCTCATGCCGCATCCCTCGCGTCCGCGCGGTTCTGCGCGTTGATCTCGTCGCATTCGCGATCAAATTCGATTTGCAGCTCGGCCATGACAAGGCCGGCAACTCTCTGCGGCAACTCGCCGAGACTGCCGTCATAAGCGGCCGCGCTGCCGGTGAACTCTCGGGGCGCGGCGTCTGCGATTGCGGACGCGGCAATCGCCAGAACTTCGTCTGCGGAGAGTCTGCCCGCATCGGACAGTTCACGGAGCTTTTTGATCAGCCTCTCGCCGGTAATCCAGTCGCACAGCGCATCACTGTACCGGTCCGCCCGATCCTGCTCGGACATGTGGCGGGCCAGATCGGCCTCGACGCTTCCCATTTTCGTCTCCCGGCCCCGACGTGGGGCGCTGCTTCGGTGTGACGCCATGTTACGCGGAATCGGTAAAAACGCAACACCGAATTGCGCGCAACGATGGAACGCTGCGTTGCCATTATCGCCGGCAACATGGCGTTGCGGGCGGCCGCACGCGCTGTTATGCTCCACGCCATGAAAGCGATCACCAAGCTCGAAAAGGCCGGCCTGACAGTGGCCGACATCGCCGCCGGCCTCCAGTGCACCGAGGCCCTGGTCAGATACTACCGCCGCGGGCAGCGATTCCCGACCCGCCGGCTCTATGCGCGCATGATCGCGCTGGCCGCGTCCAGAAAGATCGCGCTCAGGGCCGACGACTTCATCCTGCCGGCCGACTGAGGCCGGCCCAGCCCAGGGACCGCAGATGCACGATGAATGCGCCACCGGCAACATCCGATATCCGACCCCGCAGGACGCCGCCAACGCCGCGCAGCGCATCCGCGCGCGAGTTGACGGGTTCAGCGCGGAGACCTACCAATGTCGTCACTGCGGCGGCTGGCACGTCGCCGGCCGCACGAAACTCCGCAAGGCCCGGGCGAAGCGCAAGAAGTCGCGGGCGAACGCGTACAACCGGCACGATCGGGCGTGGTTGCGGGAGGTGGAGGTGTGAGCATGTCCAGCCACCAATCCGCCCGACCGAAGTCCGTGACCTACCTGACGCCGCCCGAGTGGCTGGCCGCGCTCGGTCCTTTCGATCTTGATCCATGCGCGGCACCCTCGCCGCGGCCATGGCCGACGGCGGCGAGGCATATCGAGCTGCCCGAGGATGGCCTGGCTGCCGGATGGCGCGGCCGGGTCTGGTGCAATCCACCATTCGGCAAGGTGGCCAGCGCATGGGCCGAGCGCATGGCCGATCACGGCGACGGCGTCCTGCTGCTGCCCGCGCGCCCTGAGACCCAGACGTGGTATTCGAGCGTTTGGGGGGCGGGCCGACGCCGTCCTGTTTGCCCGCAGGCGGCCGCATTTCCATCTGCCGGACGGATCGCGCGCGCCGTTCAACTCCGGCTGCCCAATCGCGCTCATCGCCTACGGGCCGAGCAACGCCGCCGCACTGCGCGCGTCTGGGCTCGGCGTCGTCGTCGAGGTGGCGCCATGACCCGCCTACACAAGCCGTACCGGCCCAGCAACGGCACCGAGGGCGAGTGCTTCATCAGCTCATGGTGCGGCACCTGCGAACGCAGCGGCGGACCCGGTAAGCCGGACGATGTCGGCGAGGAGCTGACCGGGTGCTCAATCACTGGGCGGACCATGCTGTACGACATCGAAGATGCCGATTACCCGGCCGAGTGGATATTGGTGGACGGCAATCCGCGGTGCACGGCATGGATACCGCTCGGCGACCCGATCCCGGCGCCTCGGTGTCAGGACACGATCGACATGTTCGACCCGGCGGGGCCATTTACGGCGAGCAGCCGCGCGAGGGTCAAGCCATGACTCCGCAACAAGATCTCCCGCCAATCGAGTACATCCTCACGCCGCAGGACCGCGACACGGCCGCGCTCGCCGCCGTGCACCTGGAGGCCCACCGTCGGCGCCAGAACGAGCGGGACGCGATGATGGCGCTCGCTCGCTGGAAGGGCGGGCAGTATCGGGGGCGAGCATGAGCGCGGCCTACTACAACGAGCTTGACCCATACGCCGCGCAGTGGCTGCGCAACCTGATCGCGGCCGGACTGATTCCGGCCGGCGATGTCGACGAACGGAGCATTGCCGATGTTGAAGCAGATGACCTTGCCGGGTTTCGCCAGTGCCACTTCTTCGCCGGGATCGCCGGATGGTCCTACGCAGCAAGACTCGCCGGCTGGCCCGACGACCGCGAGCTGTGGACCGGCTCCGCGCCGTGCCAGCCGTTCAGCGTCGCTGGCCAGCAGCGAGGCACCGACGACGAGCGGCATCTGTGGCCCCACTTTTTCCGACTCATCGCCGCCCGACGGCCCGCTGTCGTCATGGGAGAGCAGGTTGCGGCAGCGGTTGGCGCGCATTGGCTCGACGGAGTGTGCGCTGACCTGGAGGGCATCGGCTACACCTGCGGGGCGGCCGTTGTCCCGGCTTGTGCCGTCGACGCGCCCCATCGAAGAGACCGTCTGTGGTTTGTGGCCGACGCCGACATCGCTCGCGCCAGCGAAGAACGGCAACAACGGAGCAGGCAATTCGGCGGGGCTGGTGGCGATTCGAGCGCATGCGATGGCGATGTGGCCGACCGCGACGGCCGTGGACGGAGCGCGAGGACTGACCACGCGGCCGCAGGACACCGGGAAGCCGTTGCCGCAGAAGGTCGGCGAAGTGCTTGGGATTCCGCCACATGGATCGTTGGACACGACGGAAAAGCCCGGCGCGTTGAACCCGGCATTCGTCTTCTGGCTCATGGGGTTTCCGGCCGCGTGGCTGTGGTGCGCACCGACGAACAAACCGGAGCCGAGGTTTCGCACTGGTACAACCGCGTCGGCGCGCTCCGAGCGGGCGGAAACGCGATCGTCCCGCAAGTCGCGGCGGAAGTGATCGCGGCGTACATGGAGTGCGCGCCATGAGCGACCGCCCAACCCTCACCGACGCCGACGTGTGGAATCTGGCCACCGAGCGCGTCAACGCGAACGAGCTGGCGGCCTACGCGGGCATCCCGATCGATGTCGCCCGCGCCTGGGTCAGCCGAGTGGTGGCCAAGGCGATGCGCCCGGTCAAAGAGGTGCCGAGCGTCGCCGCGATTCGGGCTGCGCACGGCGTCAGTCGGGCGACGGCGTACCGGTGGCGGGCGGCGGCGCTGGCCACGAAGGGGGCGAGGTGAAGCGTCCCTCGTTCCAGTTCTATCCGGGAGACTGGCAGTCGAACCAGAAGCTGCGCCGCTGCTCGCCCGCGGCGCGCGGTGCTTGGCTGGACATCCTCTGCGTCCTCCACGACTGCGACGAGTACGGCGTCGCCCGTTACCCCCTGCGCGAACTGTGCCGGGCTGCCGGCGTCGACCTCAAGCACGCGCGCGAGCTGGTCGATCGCGGGGTGCTCAAGGGCTCCGACGTCGAGCCAGTGCGCTTCACCTGGGCGCCGTCGCACGCCGGCCGGAAGGGCGCCGACGTCGTCCTTGTCGAGTCCGCGGGCGGTCCGTGCTGGTACTGCAGCCGGTTCGTGGTGGACGAGTACAAGCGCCAGCGCCGAGGCGAAAGCACGCGATTCGACAGCGACGACAACCAACCAAGCCGAAGACCAAGCGCCAAACCAAAGCCCAAACCAAAGCCCAAACCAATGGGGGGCTTTGGTGACGGAGAAGGTGACGGAGAAGGTGACGGAGAAGGTGACGGCGCTTCATCTTCATCTTCATCTTCTATTTCTCCAGATAGATCCCAGCACGCTGAATTGCTTCCTCCCGCGCATGCGCCCGAGCGCGCGCGCGAGGATGACCCCGCACCCAATCGCCAGCCAACCGACGCCGGGCTCGCCTGCCGAGCCATGCGCGACGCCGGACTGTTCCACGCGAACCCCAGTGACGCGCGCCTACTCGAAGCCCTCGCTTTTGGCGTCACCCCGCAAGCCCTTGCCGACACCGTGCGCGAAGGCCTCGCCCGCAATCCGCCGATCGAAGGCGCCCGCCTGTTCCCGTGGGCGATCAGCACCGCGCACGGGCGTCTGCGGGACGCGAGGGCGACGAAACCCACCACCACCCACCCGAGCCCCCGGCCAGCCGCGGCCGCGCCGTCGCGCACGCTGCAGGGGCTCGCCGCACTGGAGCAGATGAAGCATGGAACCCTGGTTCCTGAACGAGATCCTGACCGGCCTGCAGAAGCTGTACACGCTCTCGCTGGACCGGACGCCCGCCGCTGACGTACTGCCGGGCACTGCGCGCGCCTGGGTCGAGGCGTTGACGCACGGCCGCGCATGGGACCAGCAGCGCGACACGCCGCGGCTCCGCGCTGCGTTCTCGCGCTTGCTTGCCGAGGCCGAGCGATGGCCGGCGCCGCGCGAGCTGCTGACCATGCTCCCCGAGGTCCCGCGCGCGCCGGCATTGACGCACGACCGCGGAATTCCGACGGATCGCGCTGCGAAGTCGCAGCACCTCGCTCGCATCCTCGGCACCGAATACAACCCCGAGACCGCAGACCCCAATTTCGACCCGGTCGCACGGCGCGACGAGGAACGCGCAGAGGCCGAGCGTGCGCTGCGGCAGCTCGGAGTGCCGACCCCGACCAACAACCCGCCGAGCTTTGATGAGGAGTGATTCATGAGTTACGAGCATTTCTTTTTTTGCCCGTTTTGCGGGACAAAAAACGTCGTCCCTGAGGATGTCTGCTCATCTCCACAAGTGATTTGCGGCGCGTGCCGGAGCAGCGGAAGTTTTACAACGCTCAGCATTCGCGTTGCCGCGGCACCAAAACAACCCCCTGGTGAGTGGGTCTGCGGCGCCATCATCCGCAACATCGCCCGCATCCGCTTTTGGCTTTACGCCATCGCGTTCGCGGCCTGGATCATCACGATGGCGACAATCGCGGCCGGAACGGTTGCGCTCAATCGCGTTGGTGTTGCGCATTCTTCGCAGGTGGCCAAGTGATTGAATTCGAGATCCCTGTGCGCACGGTAAGCGAAAACAACAGGCGCGAGCATTGGGCGCCAAAGGCGGAGCGCGCCAGCCTTCACCGCGGCACGGCGCGGCTCTTGGTGCGCAGCTACTGCGCCGATGTCGGCCTTCCTGTTGTCGTGCAGATGGCGAGAGTCGCACCGCGCGAGCTTGACGACGACAACCTGCGCGGCGCACTCAAAGCGATACGCGACGGCATCGCGGACGCTTTCGGCGTCAAGGACAACGATCCGCGCATCGAGTGGCGCTATGCGCAGGAGCGCGGCAAGCGAAAGTCCTATGCGGTGCGCGTAACCATCACGCCGAAGGCTGCCACATGACCGAAACCGACCTTTTCGGCGCCTACGTTCGCCGTCGCCTTGATCGCTGGGGCGATGTGTTTGCGCTGCACCGCGATTGCGAATACTTGGGCCACGTTTCGCGCAGCATGCTGCAGGTGCTGATCGATCATCGCGGCGAAATGCCGGCGCGACCAACGGGATTCAAGCCGCTGGAGGTCGACGCCGAAGCGATGCAGATCGAGACCTTCGTCCACGACATGGCGACCACCGGGCAGCGCGCAACCGCGTGCGTACTGCGCGCCTATTTCTGCGGGCTCGGCCGGCGCAAGGTCGAGAGGTGGGAGACCGCAAACCTCTTGCTGACGCACTGCGGGCTGCGCGCTGTCGGACAGCGCGCGTACCTGGCGCAGGTCGATGTCGGGGTCGCGGTCGTCCGCGGGCGACTGATGGAGGTTGCGCGGGCCGCTTGACAGGTGCGCACCCGCATGCTTTGATTTTCGGCACGCTGCCATCCCTGCCACCTCACGAAAGCCCGCCCTCACCGGCGGGCTTTTTTCGTTTTCGACGCCCGAGCAAATGACCCAACCCCTGACTCCTGTCATCGCCGCGATCGACGCGGCGCTCGCATGGCTGCCGCCGGCGATGACCTCGCCCGAGGCTCGCGTGATGCTCGTCGCGATCAGCCTGCAGGAAGACCCCGAACAGTTGCGCGCGCAGCGCGTCATCGTCGCCGGGCGCGCCCGCAAGGGTCCGGCCCGCGGTCTGTGGCAGTTCGAGAGCGGCGGCGGTGTCGATGGCGTTCTGGGGCACGCCGCCAGCCGGTTCTGGGCGCGGAAGGCGTGCGAATGGCGCGGCGTCGAAGCGAGGTCTGCGGCGGTCTGGCGCGCGCTCGAAACCGACGACGTTCTGGCCGCGATCTTCGCCCGGCTGCTGCTGTTCACCGACCCGCGGCCGCTGCCTGCCGTGGACGACGCGGCCGCGGCCTGGAAGTACTACATCCGCAACTGGCGCCCGGGCAAGCCGCATCCGAAGCGGTGGCCGGCGAACCATGCGGCGGCGCGCGACAGGGGGTGATGCGTGAGCGGGAACGAAGTTTCGACCGGTCACATCGCGCTGATCCTCACTGCATTCGGGATCGGAATGCCGGTGCTTACCGCTCTTGCGCTCTTCCTGCTGCAGCGCCTTTTTGGCGGAGGAGACGAGCTGCGCCGGAAGGTCAACGCGCTCGAAGTCGAGATGGTCAGGTATCGCAGCGAAACCCGCGAGCACGTCGCCGACAAGTACGTCACCAAAGAGGACCTGGAGCGTGTCGAGCGCACGGTCGAAAGCTCGTTCCGGCAGCTCGGCGAGCGGATGCAGGAATACACGCAGGCGGTGACGGCCATGCTCGGCCCGATCTCCGACCAGCTCGTCGTTTCGTCCGTCCGGCGAGGCCAGAGCACATGAGCGAGCCCGCCACGCGCGCCGACTTCGAGCACTTCGGCCGGGCCGTCGAAGCCTTTACAGCGGCAGTGGCGGAGTCCGTGACCGCGCAGACCGAGGCCGTGCGCGACCTTTCTCGCGCAATGGAAGCGCGCAACGTCGAGTCTGCGCGCGCCACTGGCGGCCGTGCCGAGATGCACTTCAACGCCGGCCCGATCGGCCTATGGGTTGCGGTCACCGCGGCCGCGGTCATGCTCGCGGTGAATCTGTGTCTGCTGGTCGCCGGCGCCCTCTGGCTCGGCCGGATCGACCGCGAGAACAGCGAGCACGGCCATCAGCTCAATGCGATCTACATGATCGCGCCGCACCTCAAACCGAAACAGGAGCCCAGGCAATGAGCACCTCCGGCCCGATCATCAACACCCCGCCACCGCCCCCGCCGCCACCGCAGAAAGTCCTCGGCGTCCAGTTGGTGCCGGATGTCCGCAACTGGCGCCGCTGGTGGTCGATGCGATTCATCATCGCCGGCGCCTGGTTCTCGGGCGTCAGCGCCGCTTACGCCATCCTGCCCGATGGCTGGCTGCCGACCGTGCCTGAGTGGTTCGTGCAGATCCACGCGTTGGGCGCGCTGCTCTGCGGCGGCGCTGCAGGCGTGGCCCGCGTGATTCAGCAGGCCCCGAAGCCGTGACCCTGGTCGCAGGCTGGGCGCTGGTCAAGGCCGGCGCCGGGCGGCTGTTCGAACTGCTGCGGGCTATCCCTGCGGAGTGGTGGACGATTGCGCTGATCGCCATTCTCACTTGGCTGTGGACGGATCGCCGTTGCGATTTACGCGTCGAGGCCGAGCGCGCCCGCTGGATCGCCGTGCAGGCCAAGGCTGACGCCAAGGCCAAGGCGGAGGCCGAGCGCCGCGACCGCGCCGCGCAGGCGGTCAACGCCGACGCTTCGAAGGCCGCCGCCGCGGCCGTCACCGATACCAGAACCGCGGCCGCTACTGCGGTCGAGAGAATCCGCTATGTCACCCGATCCATGCCGATACCTGCTGGCTGCCCTCATGCTCTGCCTGCCAGCGTGCGCGACGAACTTGCCCGCGCGGCCGAGCGCACCGCCACCGCCGGAAGTTCGCTGCGAGCAGGGCGCGACGATCGATCCGACACCACCGCCAGAGGACTGGCTGCGGGATGGGCCGGCCTGGGTGCTGTCGATCCTGGCCGGCTGGGAGGAGGAGCGGCGACTGCGGGCGGTGGAGCATGCCTGTCTGCGCCGGCATCGTGACGAGGGCCTGATCCGATGAGCATCGCTGCAAGACTCAAGACCATTGAGGCGGCGATCGAAGCATTGCACCTGCGCATCGACGACATCGAGGCGGCGTTGCTCGATGAGTCCGAGGACGGCAGCGGCCAGCCCGAGGTCGACCTCGACGGCAACGCCGCCGGACGCGACCGTCAGCCGGCCCCGCTCTGATGCCGAAGTCTGCGCCCCGGCTGCGTCATGCGCCCATCGCGCCCGCTCACCGCGTCCAAGAGCCCTCGGCGAATTACGGCAAGGGGCGAGGCGGCAGGCCTTGGCGCAGGCTGCGCGATGCGATCCTGGAGCGTGACGGCAGGCTGTGCCAGTGCGAGGACTGCAAGGCTGCCGGCGCGATGTTGCTGGCGACCGAGGTCGATCACATCACTCCAAGGTCGCGCGGCGGCACCGATGACCCCGGCAACCTGCGCGCCATCAACGTGCGGTGCCATGCGATCAAGACCCAGCGCGAGGCGGCCGACGCGCGCAGGCACGGATCGCGCCGTCGTTCTGAAAATGGAACGGTCAACCCCCGGGGGTAGCGCAAAAGTGGCTATCTTCGGGGATGGACACCCGCCGCCCCATCTTTTTTTCACACGGTCAGTTCCCAAGTCCTGATTTTCGACTCAGAAATAGAACGATGCCGAACCCGCGAAAACCGACTCCGCTCAAGGTCGTCGCCGGGACCGCGCGCGCCGATCGCGAGCCGGCGAGCTTTGTCGATCTGCCGCTGGTCGACGAGATCCCGCTGCCGCCGGACTGGCTGCCGAACGCGCACGCCACGAAGGAATGGGAGCGTCTGGCGCCAATCCTGGTGGCAAACCGCCTGCTGACCGAGGCCGGCACGGTCGCACTGGCGCACCTGTGCGCCATGCACGGAAAGGTCGTCCAGCTCTACGCCGCGGGCGAGGCGCCGAACGCCTCGATGGTGGCGCAGTTGCGGGGACTGGCCAATGACTTCGGGCTGACGCCGGTGTCTCAGGGCAAGGTTCGGCCGGCCGGTGATGGCCGTCTTCCCGGTAACAAATTCGGCGCGCTCGGCAAGCCGGGCGAGGCGGGCTGATTGGATTACGTCGACCGCGCCATCGCCTACGCCCGCGAAGCTGTCGCGGACGAGGGCGGCACTCGGTTTGGCCTGTTGATCCGACAGGCGGCCGCGCGGTTCCTGCGGGACCTGGGCCGGGCGGAGGCCGACGATCCGCCGTTCGTTTTCTCGCGCGAGCATGCGAACCACGCCTGCGCCTGGATCGAACTACTGCCGCACGTTGAAGGCGAGTGGGAAACGCCGACGATCACGCTGCACGTGTCGCATGTCTGGTTCGTGGTCCAGCTGTTCGGGTTCCGGCGTCTCGACGGCCGGCGCCGGTTTACTTCGGCGCTGTTCGCGGTGGCTCGGAAGAATGCCAAGTCCACGCTTGCCGCGGCGATCCTGCTTTACTGCATGTGCTGTGAGGATGAGCCCGGCGCGCAGATTATTTCAGCGGCGACGACGTACGATCAGGCATCCATCATTTTTTCAAAAATTGCTAAAAGGATGGTTGAGAGAACGCCGGAGCTTCGCGAAGCATACGGGCTTCAGGTTTGGTCAAAAGCAATCACAAGGATGGAGATTGGCGCGAGTTTTAAGGCGCTTCATGCGAAGGCGTCGACACAAGACGGGCTGAATCCTTCGTACGTGGTGCTAGACGAGATTCATGCGCACAAGACTCCCGACTTGTTGAACGTTCTGCGGTCTGCTGACGGCGCGCGACGCAGTCCGCTGTTTCTGTTCACGACGACGGAGGGCTACATCAACCCGTCCGGGCCGTGGGCCGACCTGCGGAAGATGGCGCAGAACCTGTGCGCCGGAGTGTTCGGCGACACGCTCGATCACTTCCTGGTCGTGTTCTACGCCGTCGACAAGGACGACAGCGACTTCGATGAGCGGGTCGTCATCAAGGCGAATCCGCTGATCGACGCGAATCCGCACCTCGCCGAAGCTATTCGGAAGGAGGCGGCCGAGGCGAAGCGGATGCCGTCGAAGCTCGCCGAGTACCGCATCAAGCGACTTAACCGGCAGGCGTCGGCAGCAGATGGTTGGATCAACCTGACGAAGTGGCAGGAATGCGGCGGCGCCGTCGACCTTGCGGCGCTCGAAGGCGTGCCGTGCTGGGGCGGACTGGACCTCGCCAGCACCGGCGACCTCACGTCGCTGCGGCTGGTGTGGCGTGTCGACGGCAAGGTGCTGACCTGGGGGCGCCGATGGGTGCCTGCCGAAGCGGTCGCGCGCCGCACCGAGCGCGGCAGCGTGCCCTATGCAAGCTGGGTCGCGCAGGGACTGATGGAGGAGACCGAGGGCGAAGTTACCGACTACGCGGTGATTGAGCGGGCCGTGCGCGATGCGTGCGAACGATTCAACGTTCACGGCATCGCTTTCGACCGCTGGAATGCGACCGAAATGGTCGGCCGCCTCGTCGCCGACGAGCTGCCGATGATCGAGTTCGTGCAAGGCACGCGCAGCTATCACCCGCCGATGCAGGAGCTTGAAAGGCTCTACATCGGCGGCCGGTTCGCACACGGCGGCGATCCGGTGCTGACGTGGTGCGCGTCGAACCTCGTCGCGCGCCGCGATGTGAATCTGAGCATGGCGCCGGACAAACGCAGGTCTGCGGACAAGATCGACGACATGAGCGCGCTGCTGATGGCCTTGGGCCTGATGCTGGCGCAAGAAGTGCCCGACAACACGGCGGCCGAGCCGCTGATTCTGAGGTTCTGATCCGATGCAGTGGGTAAACGCCATCGTCAGCTGGCTGGGCGGGCTTCGCCGTATCGCCGGCCTACAGTCCGGCGAGCCCGGCGCGCGGTCCACGCGCAGCGCAAAGCCGGTCACGTTCGACACGGCAATGCAGGTTTCCGCGTTTTGGGCGTGCGTTCGGCTGACCGCGGACACGATCGGTAGCTTGCCGGTCAAGTTCTACCGCATCGAGGGCGGGCGCCGAATCGAGGACCGAGCGCATCCGCTGTTCAGCGTCCTCGCGATGAAGCCAAACCGCTACCAGACGCGCGTCGATTTTCTGACCACGATGGGCTTGTGCCTATCGACGTGGGGGAACTTCTACGCTCAGGTCTTGCGCAATGGCGCCGGCGAAATCGTCAGCCTGTTGCCGCTGATGCCATCGCAGGTCACCGTGCGGCTGCTGAGCGACGGCGCGATCGCCTACGAGTACGCGGACAGTCGCGGAATGCAGGTATTCGCCGAGTCAAGTGTCTGGCATGTCAAGCTGATGGGAAACGGAATCACCGGCCTTTCTCCGCTGTCGCACGCCATGAATGCCATCGGCATCGCGCAGGCCACCGAGGACATGGTTAGCGACGTGATGCGCAACGGCATGAAGCCGAGCGGCGTGCTGATGCTGGACGACAAGCTGACGACAGAACAACGCGATATGTATCGCGCATCTTTTCGCGAGCTTGCGGAGGGATCGAGCGGCGGCCTGATCGTGCTCGAAAAAGCGAAAAGCTACGAACAACTTTCGATGTCTCCGCAAGATGTCGAGCTGTTGACCTCGCGCCGGTTCCAGGTCGAGGACATCGCACGTTTTATGGGCACCCCCTCGGTGCTCATCAACGACACCAGCGGAACGACTGCATGGGGGTCGGGAATTCAGCAGATCATCGAAGGCTGGTTCAAGCTCGGCCTGCGCCCGTACCTGGAAAACATCGAGTTGTCGGCGGTCGTGCATCTGCTCCAGCCGGCGGATCGTGCGAAGTGGGAGATTGAACTGGATGTCGACACGCTGCTGCGCATGGATCAGGGCGCACGCTTCGACGCATACCAAAAAGCCATCAATGCCGGTGTGATGACGCCGAACGAGGCGCGCGCGCAGGAAGGTTGGGACCCTGCCGCCGGCGGCGATCAGCTTCTCGTGAATGGAACGATGGTTCCAATCGACAAAGCCGGCCAGCAATCGCAGCCGGCGCCACAAGAGGGGTTGCAATGATGGAAACCAAACACTACGCGCTTGCCGAAGTTGAACTGAAGTTCGACGGTTCGGACGGCTACCAGTTCACGGGCTATGCGTCCAAGTTCAACGGCGTGGACAGCTACGGCGACACGATCCTGCCTGGCGCGTACCGCAAGACCATCAAGAAGCGGGAGCGCCCGATCAGGATGCGATGGAATCACTACGGCAACGTTATTGGGAAGTGGCTTGAAATCAGGGAGGATGACATCGGGCTGAAGGTTCACGGCGAGCTGACCCGCGGCCACAGTGTCGCCGAGGATGCGCGCGCATCGATGGCGCACGGCGCGGTCGACGGACTCAGTATTGGGTTTCGACCTGTGCAAATTCGCGACCTCGGCGACGGCCGCCGCGAACTGAAAGAAATCGAGCTGATCGAGATCAGTATTGTGGAGGAGCCCGCCGATCTCGGCGCGCGAATCTCCGACATCAAGTCCGCCATCGAGGCGGCCAACACCATCCGAGAAATTGAGACCGTCCTGCGGGATGCGGCCGGTCTGAGTCGGGCTGTCGCGGGGGCGCTGGTCTCCAAGATCAAGTCCATGGGCTGCGGGGATCGCGGCGCCGAACTGACCGCCGAAGAAATCCGGCGGGCCTTCCAGCAAACGATCGCGGGCTGATCGCCCGCCAACCGCAACCACGAGGAACACAGTCATGGCGAACGAAATCACCACGGCCATAACCGAAGGCATCGACGCGCTCCGCACCGAGATCAAGGGCGAATTGCGCGATGTCGAAAAGAAGGCCGCCGATCTGCTGATGAAGGCCGAGACCGCCGTCAAGGCGAGCGGCGACATCGCGCCCGAACTCAAATCTGCGCTCGAAAAGCAGGCCGCGACCATCGAGGCACTGAACGCGCGCATGCGCGAGATCGAGCAAAAAGGCGTCTCGGTGGCGTCGGCGGTCGAGACCCGCACCATCGGCGAACAGTTCGCGTTCAGCGATCAGTTCAAGTCCATGCGCACCGACGAGCCGACCCGCTGTCGCATTGAGGTGAAGAACACGATCCTGTCCAACGGCAACACGGTGCTGGCGCAGCAGATCCCGGGCGTCACCGGCGGCGCATTCAAGCCGCTCACGATCTACGGGTCGCTGCCGCATGCGCCGGCGTCCGGGAATTCCGTCGAGGGCATCCGCGAAGCCAGCTTCACGAACAGTGCGGCTGAAGTGGCCGAAGGCGCGCTCAAGCCCGAGTCCGATCTGACGTTCGAACCGCACGACTACCCCGTGCGCACGATCCCGCATTGGCTCAAGGTCTCCAAGAACCTGCTGGCCGATGCGCCTGCGGTTGCGGCCTACATCGATAACCGCCTGACCTATGGCGTGATGGAGCGCGTCGATCGCCAGTTGATGGTCGGCAATGGCACCAGTCCCAACCTGTCGGGCATCCTGGACTCGGGCAATTACACCGTCTACACCCCGACCAGCGACGACAACCTGATCGACGCCATCAACCGCGCTAAGTGGCAGCTTTGGGCGGCCGGCTGGGTGCCGGATAACGCCTACGTCAACCCGCAGGACTGGGGTGACATGGAGCTCCAGAAGGGCAGCGATGGCCACTATCTGAACGGCCTTCCGGGCGTGATGCTGAACACCAACCCGTTCAACGTCCGGATCATCCCGTCGCCCTTCGTGCCGCGAGGTCAGTTCGCGATCGGGGCGTTCGCGCGCGCCGTGACCGTGTGGGATCGCCAGTCGGTCACGGTCGAGGCCGGCTATGCCGACGACGACTTCCTGAAGAACCTGGTCACGCTGCGCGCAGAAATGCGCATGGCGTTCGAAATCAGCACGCCGTCCGCGATCCTCGGCGGCGCGTTCACGGCCTGATGAGCAACCGCGGGGCGCCTTCGGGCGCCCCGCTTTCGGAGGTGTCGAATGTGGGTCACTCCCATCAAGTCGTTTCCGCACGATCGCCGCGGGCAGATGCTCGCCGGGCGCGGCTATGATCTGCCCGACGCGGAGGCGGCGCGGCTGATCAGGCTCGGCCTCGTCCGCGCCGCGTCGCCGGACGAGTACGAGACCAAGGTTGTGACGCAGGCGCCGGCCGCGCCAGCAATCCCTTCGCGGGCCGCTGGCGAGGCGCAACTGTCGTCTGCATCGCCAGTGGCCCAAGCCTCACCGCAGACGACTGCGACGCCGTCCGCCGGTGGCGCGAAGCCGCGCAAGAAGGACGCCGCGTGATCGCGGCCAACACCTCATTCCGGCTCGCGCCGTGGGCGGACTCTCTCTTCGCGATGGACGGCGCGTGGTGGAAGATTCACGCGGCCGAGGTGCGGCGCGACTTCCGCGGAGAGTGCCTGGGCTACGGCGGCGACTGTGTCCCGCACGGCGCGCGATCGATGCGATCGGTCCGCAGGGACTGGTCGGCATTCGGCAACAGTGGTGCGGGTGCGATCGCGGTGGCGGCCCTGTCCGGCGCGACCCGGGTGCTGCTGCTGGGCTATGACTGCCGACACGCCGCGGACGGCCGCCGGCACTGGCACGGCGACCACCCGCCGGGCACGGCCGGCAACGCTGCGCCCCAGACGGTGGCGAAGTGGCCGGCACAGTTCCGAAAGCTGCGGGAAGCGTTCCCGCGGCTGGAAATCATCAATTGCACGCGCGAGACGGCGCTCGACGCCTTCCCGCGCGCCAAGCTGGAGGACTGCATCGCATGAGCGTGATCCCGCTCTCGACGATCAAGGCGCGGCTGCGCGTGATCCACGACGCCGACGACGCCACGCTGCAGACCGCGCTCGATGGCGCCGAGGATGAGGCGCTGCGGTTCATGAATCGCGAGCGGCTGCCGACGCTGCCCCTCGAATATCCGCCGGTCTACGATTCGAGCAGCAGCGAAGTGAGCGAGGAAACGCCGAGCAGCGAGGACCCCGTTGCGCCGGCCGTGGTCGAGGGTGTGATCCTGCTCGTCAAAGCGAGCTACGAAGCCATGACGCCCGCCGACATGAGCGGATATCGGCGCGCGGCCGAGATCAAGCTCATGCCGTACCGCGCGCGACTGGGGGTCTGACGTGACCGACCTGTCCGCACGCCTCCGGCACCGCGTCGAGTTCCAGGCGCAGACCACGGTCCGCGACAGCGAAGGCCGGGCGGTGACGACCTGGGAGACGGCCGCGCTGGACTCCGGGGCGCCGCTCGATTCGGTGCCGGCCGAAGTGCTGACCGGGCCGGGGCGCGAATTCTTGGAGTCCGGTCAGAAACAGGCGACGACCGCGGCGCGCATCGTGGTCCGATGGTTCCCGGGGCTTTCGCCGTCGTGGCGGATCTTGTGGAACGGGCGAATCTACGGCATCGAGACCGCGGAAACCGATATCACCGGCCGCCGCGAGTGGCGTATCCGCTGCGCCGAGGGGGTGAGCGATGGTCAGTGACCGCAAGCCGCTGCCGCCGACCAGCGTCCGCGGCCGGGTTCGCGGCTGGATCGATCGCCACGCCGGCCGCCTCGGCGACGTCGTTCTCGAAGTCGGCAGCCGTCAGCACGTGCCGGGGGCGTGGTGGCTGAGCAATCGCGACCTTGCCCGCGGCGACTGGCTTGGCATCGACATGCAGCCCGGCCCGGGCGTCGACGAGGTCGCCGACATTCACGCGCTGCCGGCCGAATGGTCCGGCCGGTTCTCGAGCGTGCTGTGCTCCGAAGTCCTGGAGCACGTCCGCCGGCCGTGGGTGGCGCTGCCCGAGCTGCGCCGCGTCCTGCGTCCCGGCGGCACGCTGATCGTCACGACGTTGACCGCGTTCCCGATCCACGGGTTTCCTGATGACTTCTACCGGTTCACCGAGTCCGGCTTGCGCGCGCTGCTGGAGGACGCCGGGCTCGTCGGCATCGAGACGGCTGCCGCCGGCGAGGTCCCCGTCGAACTGAACGATCACGGCGAGCCCGGCCGCGTCCGACGCTTGATCCCGATGCACGTTTTCGCGGCTGCCGAGGCGCCCACATGCTGACCTTGCTCACCGCCACCGGCGCCCGCCCCGAAGCATGGGCGCGCTGTGAACGCCTGATGACGCGCCAGACCTACGCCGGCCCCGTGCGCTGGGTCATCGTCGACGACGGCCCCGAGCCGCAGCCGGTGACGTTCCAGCGCGACGGCTGGGCGCTGGAGATCGTCCGGCCGACGCCGCACTGGCAACCGGACCAGAACACCCAGGCGCGCAACCTACGCGCAGGGCTGGCCCGGATCGGCGCCGGCGAGCGGGTCGCCATCATCGAGGACGACGACCATTACGCCGCCGACTGGCTGGCGACGGTCGCCGCGGAGCTGGATCGCGCGGAGCTGGTCGGCGAGCCGCGGGCCCGCTACTACAACATCCCGCGGCGCGTCGGCCGCCAGCTTTCGAACGCGCACCACGCCAGCTTGTGTGCGACCGCGATGCGCGGTCGGGCGCTGGCCCTGTTTCGCGGGGTCTGCCAGACCGGCCAGACCTTTCTCGACATCGAGCTATGGCGCCGAGCGCCAGACAAGCGCCTGTTCCCGGGCCATCGCGTCGTCGGCCTGAAAGGCCTGCCCGGGCGCGGCGGTATCGGCATGGGGCACGCCGAGGGATTCAGCGGCACCGCCGACCCGACCGGCGCGCTGCTGCGCGAATGGGTCGGCGACGACGCGGAGGAGTTGCTATGCAGTTCGAGCTGAAAACCGACACGCGCGCGCTGCTCGCGGTGCTGAACAAGCTGCCTGCCGAGGTCGTCAGCAAGCGCGGCGGCCCGGTAAAGCTGGCGCTCGCGAAGGGCGCGAGGCTGCTGCGCAACCGGGCCAAGCAGAACCTGCGCGCCGCGATCGCGCAGAACGGCGAGCGTTCTACTGGGTCTCTCGAAAAGCGGATCGTCGCGACGCGCGGCAAAGCCCCGTTCGGTGGCCGCGGAGAGCGATATCTCGTCCGGGTCAAGAAGCGCGACTACATCAACGCGCTCGGCATCCGCACGAATCCGCTCATGACCGCGAACCTGCTGGAGTACGGCAGCGTCCACCAGCCCGCGACGCCGTGGCTGCGGCCGGCTCTTGCCGAGGTCGGCGAGCAGGTGATCGACGTGGCCACCGTCGAACTCATCAAGCAGACCGACAAGGTCGTCGCGAAACTGGCAGCGGGTGCGCGCTGATGTTCCCGCCGGTCTACCAAACACTGCGGACCTCGGAGGTCGAGGCGATCGTCGACGACCGCATCGGCCGGCACGGCGAGGTCGCGCAGACTGAGGCGCGACCCTATGTCGTATGGCAGGTCGTCGCCGGCGTCGCGCACGACAACCTGAGCAATGCGCCAGGCTCGGACTTCACCACGACGCAGATCGATTGCTACGCCGCCGACCAGGCGACTGTCGAGGCACTGGCCGTCGCCGTTCGCGCCGCGCTTGATTCTGAGCTGATCGTCAGCCGCATCATCCTGACCAACCGCGATACGGAAACCCGACTGTACCGTGTCGGGCTCGAAGCCGATTTCATCACCCGGCGATGATCGCCGCCACCGCAACGCATCACAGAGGATTACAAGCATGACCACCGGCACCGTCAAAACCCAAGGAACCGAGCTTTTCACCGTCGACGCACTTTCGTCCAGCGTTGCGGGGGTGCTCAAGATGGCCTGCCCCACGGGAATCACCGGACTGGGCGGCGCCGCCGACCAGATCGAAACCACGTGCCTGGATACGACCGTCGACCGCGAGTACGCCCGCGGACTCGGAAATCCAGGGCAGGTGTCCGTTCCGTTCAACTTCATTCCCACGAATTCCTCGCATCAATTCCTGATCGATTTGCGCGACGCCGGCGATATCGTCGAGTGGATGGTCTGCCTTAGCGAGGGAACCGCAGACCCGACGCTCGATAGCTCCGATTCGCTGGTCGCCCCCGACGGCCGCACGTCCGCGAAGTTCAATGCCTACATCGCGGATCTGAATTTCGACATCGCGACCAATGAGATCGTGCGCGGCACGATGACGCTGCAGAGGTCCGGCGCCGTAAACTGGGCCTTCAACGCACCCGCTCCGTAACCGAAAGAGGCCACATGACAAAGCTCAATCCCGCGCTGTTCATCAGCGCAACACCGATCCCGCAACAGGTCACGATGCCGGACGGCAGTGTCGAAACCCTGCACTTCCGCCAGCTCTCCGCGCAGGACCTCGCAAAGTTACAAGAGGAGCGCAAGAGCCCCAACGCGGACCTGCGGACGCAGGCGCAACAGCGCCTCATCGCTCGCTGCCTGTGCGACGAGTCCGGCGGCACCGTGCTCACTTTCGAGCAAGCCCGAAACCTCACCGCGGCCGGCGTCGCCGCACTCCTGCCGGCGGTGCTGGAGGTCAACCGCGCGCCGGGAAAAGCGAATACGCCCGCCGCGGAGAGCACTGGTTCCGCTGCATCCTAGGCCTTGCCCTCGGAAAATCGCTTGCCGAGATCGACCGCCTGAGCGCGGCCGAGCTCGATGCATGGCGATCGTTCTACGTGCTGTATCCGTTCGACGACTTCCATCGCTTTCACCGTCCTGCAGCACTGATCGCGAGCCGTTCCGCCAGCGACCAGACGCGCGCGTTTGAGGTGTACGTCGAAGCTCTCGCGCCGAAACCTGTACCGCCTGAATTCGCCCACCTTTCCGAAGCGGACCGCCGAACAATGGCCGCATTCGGACATCCCGACTTTCGATGAGGCCCCGACAGTGACGCATCCAGACAAAGAAACCACCTTTTTCCTAATGCAAAATTGCAGGCTTCATCTTTCGGAGATTTTCCGCATGAGCGCGGCCGAGCTCGATGCATGGAAAAGATTTGCGGCCGCCTGCAGGGCACTGCAATAAAGCAAGCGAGGATCTGAAAGATGGCAACCGCTGGTAGCATCGTCATTGATCTGCTGATGCGGACGGGCGCGTTTGAGACGGATGTCAAGCGCGCAGAGAAGAGGCTCGAAGAAATGAAGCGCCAGGCCGTGGAAACCGGCAAGGCG